GGGGCCCCGGCGCAGTGCAACACTCTGTAATTTGATGACTCTTATTCTCCCCTTTCCGGGGGGAGAGAGTTATCAAGTTTAGATCCAGAGATTTAATCTCTGGGGACCAGGAAGGAGCTGGTGCGATTGGCTGTTAGTTCGTACTCCCCGGATGGGGACGAGGTAACGATCTCCGAAAGGAGACGTCCTCTACCCTTTCCCGGTTGGAGTAGTGGTAGGTCAAATCGTGAGTTTCTCGACCGGCGTACAGGAGCAATCCTGAGGCCGGCTGGGTATTCTCATGATCAGCCTCCCATCTATGCGGCCAATCTTCAAGGGATCGAGTATACTCGATCCGAAAACCACCCTCGATGGCGGGACTTTGAGTCCGGTATCGAGGATCGGGGTGGCGAGTTCACCAACCGGAAGAAATATGCATTTGGGGGTACAACCCCTGTGCATGTTGAAACCGATTGGGTGTACTGGATTGATGGTTACGATTATAGGGTCATTTGGGATGGCCCGTTGACAATCGCTCCCACAATCCTCGGCGATCTCCGAAGCGCCTCTGCAGTCGAGTCTGACGATGTCAGTCTTGATGCATGGGGTGCTAAGGCGATCGCTTCTTGTGCGCCTACCCGTCCGTCTGTCAACCTAGCAAGTTCCTTGCTAGAGCTATATCGCGATGGGCTTCCCAAGCTCATCGGAAAAGAACTGTGGCAGGATAGGACTCTTAAGGCAGTCGCCTCAGAGCACCTAAATGCCCAGTTCGGTGTAGCTCCTCTACTATCGGATGTCAGTGACTTTGTTCGCACTGTCATTGACATGGACAAAAAGCTTAGGCAATTTGTCCGCGATAATGGGAAGGTTGTTCGCAGACGGTACAGTTTTCCACCAGTCGTTACTGTGGAGGACACCGTAGTCGACTCTAACGCGGTCCTTTATGGACCGAATTCTGAGCCGGCGATATTCGGTGACTTCAATGTAACGCCCAAGCCGCAGGTTGTACGTCACCGTGAGGTGACGGTGAATCGTTGGTTTTCAGGAGCATTTGTCTATCATATTCCCCAGACTGTCGTCCGGGCAATATATAGTCCATTTGCTGATAAGTTCCAAGAGATGAGAATTCTTCTTGGGACTGACCTGACTGCCAACGTTCTTTGGCAACTTGCGCCTTGGAGCTGGGCTGTTGACTGGTTTACCAATGCCGGCGATGTGATTAACAACGCCGATATGTGGGCCAGTGATGGCTTGGTGATGAAGTATGGGTATATCATGGAGCACAAAGTGCAACGTGATATCTATACTTACGTCGGCTCTACTCGTATTCCTTCATTGGATCGAGTAGGCTGGCGTCCTTCTCAACTTCAAGTTGTCCTTGAGACAAAGAGAAGAAGGAAGGCTAACCCCTTCGGGTTCGGACTGACCTATGATGGTCTATCCGCCATCCAGAAGTCCATCCTAGCCGCCCTTGCTGTTTCTAAAAACAGCTGGCGGTTCTAGGAGTGTTGTTCTGCAAAAACGCTACATTGGAGCTGTTCCACAGCTCTAGGAGTGATGCCTATGGCACTAGCCGACCCTCAGTCTATCACTATTAGCGCGGTGACCACGCCACTTCCGAGAACTTTTTCGGAGGGAAGCGAGTCTGCCTACGTTAGCAGTGACGGACTGTGGAAGCTGTCGATTAACCACAACCTGGTAAAACAGGGGAGGCGTCGACACCTTCTGAGGTTCGACCACTCGAAGGTTGCCCCGGATCCCATTAGTGCTCAGAATGCGTCGGTGTCGTTGTCCGTGTATACGGTCTTCGACGTCCCACGTTTCGGTTACACTAATGCCGAGGTGATGGCGGTTTACGCGGGCTACAAGGCCCTGCTTGCCGCATCTTCGGATGCGATCGTCACCAAGGTTATTGGTGGCGAATCGTAGCGAGGAAGATTCATTGTCGCCTAAGGACGAAGGTCGTGAGGCCGATAGGCCTTTTCGACTTAGTCTAGGGCGGCAACTTCGCCACGACGACGTTGAGTTCAACGAGCTTGACATTAGATTGAGAGTAAGCTATAAAACGCTTCTCCTAGTCTTTGTCTTGTTCGATGTTGCTCATCGTATCGTTAATTCGCTATCCGACTCTGCCTTTATTCAGGGGATTTTCTCCTGAATTAGGGGTTCGAGTTGGTAGTGATAGGCTGCATCCGTGAGGATGTCACTCGGTGGTGCTAGTTAGCTCCATTCTGTAACAACGACGCCGGGTGCTCTCCCGGAGAAAGATAGTAGCATAATATGCCAAATCAGTCCCCTGGGGAGCTTTACCCCCCGGATGTGGAGTACGCGCTACTCATCCTGCGCTTCGGCAATGCCGAAGCGAGGGCGAGGCGCCAATCCGAATTCCGCTATCAGCTCGAAGTGCCTATCCACGAAGCCATCAAGCTGGGTCAGATCGAAGATCTGTTCCCAGTTTGGGACAATGTGGACGAGCGCTTCTTGTCTGTCGCGGACGTCTATGACAGGCTGGATCCCAAAAACGCCTACTGGGTTGACTACCAGTGGGAGCGCATCTTCAAGAGGCGCTTTTCGTTTCGGGAGAACTAGCGTTTAGTAACATAGGCTATGGATCTGGTTACCTTCTCAAGAGAGGAGGGTCAGTGAAAAGCCTTATGTCACTCTGGTCCAGGTTGGCAGATGAATCTGCCGACCTATGCTGCACGAGCGCCAGCCGCGACATTAATACCGTCGCGGCGCGTGTCGAACATGAGGGGTGGTCGTTTATGACGATCACCCTACCTGACCTTGGTAAAGCTACCCAAAAGTGGCTCGACCAGGGTCGGGTGACTAGCCACCCTACGTTCACTTGTGAACGTGGGGGAAGTCTCCCCCGATTTCTCGGAGGTTTCTTCAGTCGTGTGTTCGACCGGAATAGTGGTCTGTTGCTCGACGATCCTTGTACGGATTCCATCAGAGCCATCCGTCAACTAACGTTGATGTTTGGCAAGATGGAACTTCCCTGCTCAGAAATGCGCAGGGAGGCTGCCGTCTCGAATTATGTCGAGTGTGAACAGGAAGTCCGTTTGTTCGACAACGAACTCTCGGAGAGTGATCTTCGAGATTTCGTTAATATGTCGAACATGCTCTATGGTCGTATTTTCTCTCAAGTAGACAGAGATGTCTACTATGGGAGTTACGTTCCAAGGCACGGTCCAGGATCTACCTCTGATGGACTTAAGGGAAACCAAAAGTTCCTTCAAGGGGTCTGGACCGAACGTCTCGAACAAGCCGGCCTCGCGGCTGGTGAGAATCTCTTGCCGAACTGGCGCTTTTATGACCAGATCGCAGGAGTTGATTTCCTTGAACCTGGCGCGGAGGTACCTGTTAAGGTTACCCTCGTGCCTAAGACGCTGAAAACTCCGCGAGTCATCGCCATGGAGCCGACCTGTATGCAGTATATGCAGCAGGCCATACTCCAACGATTTCTCACGCACCTCGGTAATGATGACTTCATTGCGAGGGTTATCGGTTTTGATGATCAAGTCCCTAATCAGGACATGGCTCGTCAAGGTTCGGTTGATCACCGAACCGCGACACTCGATTTGAGTGACGCTTCCGATAGAGTTTCTAATCAGCTCGTTCGAGCTATGTTGCATCGGTGGCCCTATTTGTCACGGGCTGTCGAGGCAACACGGTCTCGCCGGGCTGAGCTTCCGTCGGGCGAAGTAATTCGTCTGTCGAAGTTCGCGTCGATGGGTTCAGCACTATGTTTTCCTGTGGAGGCGATGGTTTTCACAACATTGATCTTCATGGGGATTCAGAAGTCGCTCAACACGCCACTTTGCCGCAAAGACCTGAAAAGGTATGCGGATTCGGTGCGTGTCTTTGGTGACGATCTAATTGTCCCCAGAGACCATGTGCTTAGCGTCGTCAGCTCACTCGAACATTTCGGTGCAAGAGTGGGGACTGACAAGTCTTTCTGGACTGGGAAGTTCAGAGAGAGTTGTGGCAGGGAGTACTTTAATGGGACGGACGTCAGTATTGTCCGTGTCCGGCAAGCGTTTCCTGCACGACGCCAAGACGCGAATGAGGTTATATCGCTTGTCTCGCTTCGTAACCAACTCTATCTGAGTGGTTACTGGCAGACGGTGAGATGGTTGGATGGAGTACTAGAGAAGCTACTGACACACTTCCCTACCATCCTACCAACTTCCTCATTGCTGGGCAGGGTTAGCTTTCTTGCCTGGGACGAAAACCTCGTCCTTCAGCATAGTAAGCTACACCCAAGCCTCCATAGCCCCCTCGTCAGGGGCTATGTGGTGGAGGCCAAACCCCCGAGAGATCCTCTCGACGGGACTGGTGCCCTGCTTAAGTGTTTGCTTAAGCTGGAGATGAGTGGTAGTTTAAGGAGTAAAGTCTCCTGCTACTCACCCAGCACAGATGTCAAGGATAATATCTTTGACATCGCCCGCCTAAGGGAGAAATCCCCAGCGGTTTCAGGCAAGCACCTGGAGCGTTTTGGTCGCGCCAAGTCGACTAGCATAAAACTTGGAAGGGGATCACCCCTCTAGGGGATGGTCGAGGCCAGGATTATTACTACCTGACCTTGAGGGAGAGTCCGAAGTTCCCATCCTGGCGGTTAATAGCCGTTCGATGGGTCCTAATCCGCGACCG